TATAAATGTCTATTACAAGCCATTATAGCTAAGCCTGAGCTAATAGCAGCATCAAACTTTGTACGTTTATTTATATCAAATTTTGCCCAATCATTAAGTGTTGTATTAAATATTATATTACCATACTGGCCATCTTCAATATGACCAACGTGTTGTGATATGTAACTTTCTATAGCAGCAGCGTGAGCTTGCCGTATGTCTTCAGAAGAGTTAGGTATACCACCTATTTCTCTTTCAGCTGAGGATAGTTTATTCCAAACTTTATCAGGTCTGTTCATTGAATAACCTCTGTACCCTCTTCGCTTTAAATAATATAATAATCTAGGTTTGTTATTTTCTGCTAGCATTGGCATTCCGTAAAACACTAAAGCCATCAACACATCTTCAAAAAATATTTCAGCTGTTTGAGGTCTTGCTAAGTATTCTAAAAAAAATGTGTTTGGAGGAGCATCTTCCATGCTGAATTTAGTCAAACCGTGTAAAGCTCCTTTAGATCCTTTACCATCAACAGTTCCAGATATATCATACGAGTCACAACCAAAAGCTCCTATATGCTCATTACCTGGGTACTTAATCCCACCTTTTATTATAAATTTATTTTGCAACTTTACCTTAGGCACCCAAGACAAGTTGAATCTACCGTTATTGTTATCAGGTATAAACAAAACTCTTGAGTCTTTAATACCATTTTCCCATTGAAAATTACCTTTTATAGGTTTAGCAATAGCTTCGTTGTAATCTATTTGCTCGTATATTTTAACTAAATTAAATATACTATTTTTTGTTTCGTCTCTGAAAGCATGTTCTTCAGTTCTGGGAAACTGACGGTAATATTCATTTAAAGCGTCTTGATCATCTTTAAGACCATCCGCTTCATTTTGCCAATGTTCTATTACACCTACGTCTATAGTCTCGCCATAAGGCCCTTCTGTTGGTTTGGAAGGCGTGTCGAATACAGGTACTCCATAAGCATCAATGAATCCCTCGTAGTTCCATTCCATAGGTATGAACAGAGAATATAATCCTGAGCTAGTCTGTCCATTTCTGTTTCTTTTTGTAACGTCTGAGGCATAGTATAATTTTTTAAAGTTTTCACCACCTTTGTCAAGCGAGTTGCTAGTTGATCCCATCATACACTTACCTATAATACGACTACCTAGTCTAAGCGTTGTTTTAGTGACACGCCAGTTATTTAAAATATTATCTGGTCTTTCCCACTTACCGCTTTCGTCGTGCACTAGCAGCTTTAACTTTTCACCGTCATAGCTGTTGTCACCTGTATTTTTCCAGTCAATAGTTGTATCAAGACCTTCCAACTCTTCGCGTTGTTGCCCTGACTCTATAGACTTTCTTGTTAGTTTTGACGCTGGTACTCTATATGCTAGTTCTGTTTTAGGACGATCCATACCATCCTGTATTGGTTTAAAGAAAAACGGATAGTTAACAGATATTGGTACTACTTTGTCGGTAAACATTTTTTTAGCATCAGCCCCTGATTTTGATAATACACCGAATCTAGCGTCGCTTGATATTGTTGCAAGGTTAACAGTTTCCCCCGATGCCATGAAACTAAACCCAGACCTTCTGTTTTTGAGGTAGCACATACCATAGCATCTTGTGTCTGCTTTACAAGCTTCCCAGAAAATAAAGAAAAGTCTGTTTGCTTCCCTAAAATCTGGTGCCCCAACATCAATCTTGGCCCACTGCAAGTACATATAGTTAGTACCAGTAATGTAAGTAGCCACGCTTTTATTATAGAACCAATGGCCTTCTTCGCGTCTTCTGAATTCTTCATCTATGTATGGTTCCCATTTTTCTTGAAATTCTTGAGGATAATTTTTCCAATCAAATATGGTTTTTATTTTACTTAACTCTTTTGGGTATTGAGATTTAATCCATTTGTTTTCGCCTTTAACTAATTTAGTTGGAGCTGGCGGTAATGCTATTTTAAGGTTTTGTATTTCATAAACTTCACCTATAACACCTGTTTTACTTATAACAACAATATCCTCTTCTTTGTTATAACCATACTTCCAGCGTTTAGCTTTATTAAAACGCTTTAGCTTGTTTATTTTAATAGGCTCTATAACCTTATACAATGTTTGCTGATACATTACTTACTTCTTTTTTCAGCAAAGCCTTTAAACGCTTCTTTTTTATTTTCAAGCGGTTTATTTTCTAGCAAAGCTTTTTCTTGCTCTATCCTATTTAATATTTCAAAAGCGTCGAATATAGCTAGTTTTTTAGTAGCAGCAGCGTTTTTAAGCCTATCTGCAGACACGTCTTCTTCTGTATCTACTATATCTTCTTTAGCTACTTTTATAAGTTCATCAACCGCTTTGTAGCCAGCTTCTATTATATTCTTTTTCTTTTGCTTCGGGTTCATATTTAATTGTAATAAAATTGTTTTTAACCCTATAAAACTTTTCTTCGTTAATTAAAAACTCATACTCAGCAATAGGGTTGTAACCTATAACGTCACCTTTATCATATACATCTGAATACTCTACCACGCCTAAACTTTCTCTTATAGGCTTTACAAAAGTGTAGCCAGGTAAAGCGTTCCAATTAACTATGCGTTTATATGCGTATATTTGATCTATAGTAACTTTATACAAACCTTCTTTAACGTAGCTAGCGCTATTACGCTCTTTACCCCTAGCGTCGTGCCATCTTCTAAATACGTTATGGTGTATTATAACTTCGTCATCTAATTCAATAACGCTATTAAACTCTGAAGGCAAACCAACAACAACAGCTTCTCTGCTTACGTATTGATGATTAAATATTTCAGTGTTTAATATTAATTCTTTATCACCTATTTTTTTAACGTTATTGTATCTTTCTTCTTTAGGTTTAACTAAAAAATAAAAAGTACCTTTCATTAGTATTCTAGGTTGTACTCGACTGAAACAGCCATGTTCTTATTAAAATCTTTCCAAGGTAAAACTTCTTTTCCTTTAGAAATATAAACAGTGTATTTATTATCTTCCTCAACTATATCACAAATAGTATGCCCTCCGTAGACCTCTTGACCTACGGAGTAATGCATAGCTTCATTTTTATAGTCTCTCCCGATACTAATCTTTCTTATCAGATTCATCTTCGTCCGGAATTGCTACGTAAGTTCCATCTTGAATGTTTACAGATACTTTTCCGTATTCTTCTTCAAGTTCTTTTTGGAACGTTTGTAATTGTGATTGGATGTCAGCGGTTTGGTGCAATAGCCCGTGCTTTTCTGTTTCAAGCTGGCCTAATTGCATTTGTGCTTGGTTTAAGGTTTGTACGAACCCTTGCAATTTTTTTAATTGCTCTTCTGTAATTTTTGCGTCGTTAGACATAATTTAATTTAATTTAATTGTTAATAATAATTATTCTGCAGTTGGTAACTGCTTGGTTACACTGGTGGGTGTAATTTTTTCTACAAGCTGAGCATCTAATCCTGCTTTGATTGCGTCAACGTCCATATCGCTTGCTTCAAGCCATGCTTCTACGATTATTTGCGTAAGATCTTCAAAAGCAGTAAAGTCTTCAGCATCTGGCGCTGCTATTGTTTGTGTTCCAATAGAGTTTGCTGTATACGCGTTTCCATCTGCATCATTTTGATCAGATATAGCTGTAAGACCCCAGTGTATGTTATATACCACATCGGTAAGACTATCTTGAGACGGATATGTATCTAAAGCATTTATTTGCCAAGAATATGTATTTGCCATTATTGTTTTTTATTTTATTAATTTATATATAATTGCATAATGTTATTATTACACAATAGTTTATGTTTTTATTAATCTATATTATCAGCTTCAGCAATATATGTATTATACGCAGACACAACATCATTTGTCCATGCGGTTGTAGCATATGGTTGTAGCCCCGCTGGTAAATCTGCTATTGCTTGGTTTGGTGCATAGCTTTCTCTTTCATACGATTTCGCTATTACTTGTTCGCCGTCTGTTACTTTAATTTCGTAACGTGCTTGTAGGTGTTTAAAACTTCCTACAATTTCTATTTTATTTAATGTTCTTGTTTTTGCTAAAGCCATTTTTATTTATTTAAGATGTTGTATAAGTTATGTTTATTGTAACTTCAGTTGTTTCGTCACCCGGCAAATCTGTGTAGAAGCCGTTGTCGTAGAATGTTATTGTTGTTGTGTTATCAAGTCCATAAACAAATCCACGACCTGTATTTTTATTTGAAGTATTAAACAATGTTCCTGTAGCAAAACTGGTAAAGGTTGTATTTAAAATCGTAAATGGTAAATTTGTACAATTTCTTATTTGTGTTGTGTAATCTTCCGGAACATTATCACTAATATGTATTTCAACGTGTACTAAATTACCGATTTTTGTGTACCTACCTAATTTGGAACTTATTGACGTGCTTGTGCCCGTAACTGTTAAGTTAGGCGTAAACGTACCTTCTTCATAGTCGTCTAATTTATTAGCTGTAGCAGTGCCGCCAATATAAACACCATCACTTACTTCTATAGAACCAACCACATCTAGCTTCTGAGACGGACTCGTCGTCCCAATACCGACGTTGCCCCCGGACAGTATTGTCATTTTTTGAGTTTCAGTACCCCCTGTTCCTGTAAAGAAAGCAATACCGCCATACTCACTAGCTAATTTTAGATAATCACCACCGTCGCTATGCTGAACAAAAGATCTTCTTGTGCCTGCTTGGTTAAATGATATGTAGGGATTACCGGTGGCGGAAGTTGTGCTTACCTGTAATAAGTGATCACCACCTTCAACCTCTAGCTTAGCTACTGGACTAGTCGTTCCGATTCCAACGTTGCCTGAACTATTAATTGTTACTTTTGTCGAAACAGTTTCAGAACCTATATTAGCAGTAACACCTGTTTTAATATGAAAGTTAGAGCCTTGAGCTTCAAGATGCCAAGGATATGCAGTTGCTGCATTACCACTGGGTCTATAAAAAGCTAACACAGGGTTTTGGTTTGTTGTGCCCGGTATTACAATAGCAGAATTAGACCAAGTGCTGTCGCTTCTAACGTCAAGTTTACCAGCTGGAGTTGTAACTGTACCAGCTCCATTCGTGGCGGCAGTAGGTAATATTAATTTACTAGCTTCTATTATTCCGTTAACATCGAGTTTATTTGAGGGACTTGTCGTTCCGATTCCAACGTTGCCTCCGCCTAAAACTGTAAACCTTGTTGCTGCGTCATTGTCCCACGCCGTGGTTACATCTGAGGCAAAACCTTTTGCTGCAACTTGAAAAATAGGGTTGTTATTGGCGTTATATCCATAACAAACCATTTTTTGATAGTTAGAGTCAGTTGTTAAAGAAAATCCTGTATGACTTCTATAAAAAGCAGGAGTTAACGATCCTGTATTTACAGTTTTATTAAAAAGTAATCTTTCTGAAAATTCAGATGTACCATTAACATGAAGTTTAGCCCCAGGGCTAGTCGTTCCAATCCCGACATTGCCGCCGTAAGATTGTAACGATAAATTACCAGAATTTCCACCGCCAACATTTGTTTGTATTTGATATTGCCCACTGCCATATCTTCTAATATACATTCCGTCTGCTGTGCCATTAACAATTGAAACAGGTGATGCCTGAGCATTAATTGTCATTTTTGCAGTACCGCCTACAGTTGATGGAGTCGTTACCCCTATCCCAACGTTGCCAGATGAGTCAATTACAAATCTATCATTAGACCCTAAAAGACTAGAGCCTGAAATTTTAAATTTATCACTATCGCTATTGTCTACACCTAACGTGAATTTACTAGTATTATTTAGTTGAAAATTAATCTGGGAGTCACCGGTGCCGGTATTGTTTAAATTAAGCCTTGCTTGCGTACCGCTATCAGTTACTTGAATCTGGCCAGCGACTGTTAATTTTTCATTTGGACTTTCAGTCCCGATCCCTACGTTGCCCGTGTTTGTTATAGTCATTTTAGTGGTCATAGATCCACTATTACTAGTACCAAAATTAAGATTATGATTATTATCAGCGCCGTTTCTTATTGTGCCTATGGTACCAGCGGCATAACCATCATAACCATTCCCACCCATTCTGAAAGTAATCTTAGGACCAAACCCGTTTGCTGCAGTGCCGCTAGTCATCATACCAACATCTACTACTGAATATTGAGCGTTAGTAAAACTACTATTATAATAAAATTTAGCAGCGCCGTCTGTCCCTATAACTTGCAGTTTTCTACTAGGATTCGTGGTTCCAATTCCGACGTTTGAAGATCCGTTTACTTGCTTGATTAAAAATTTAGTTCGACCATAACCAGAAGTTATTTCAAATAAGCTATGTCCGTTTGGTGCTTCGTAGTTTTGGTTTTGATGTCTACAATCAAAAGTTACAATACCTCTAGAAGAAGCGCTGGCGTTGTTTTGACTTACAGTGTAATAAACACCACCACCAACACTAGTATTAGAATCAAATTTATATCCAACGCAATTTAAATTGGGGTCCATTGATATATTCATTCTATACGCGGTGGGGCTTGCCCCGGTAGAAAAAGTACTACCACTTACGTTTTCACTAAACGCATTAAAAAAGTTATAATTATTTGTCGAAGTTGGCGGTGGGAAATAGCCAACAATCCCACCAGCGTTAGAAAAAGCATAGTTAGCTTCTACTGAATCGTTAAAATTTAATATACCAGTTGTATTAGAGCTAGAAGCGGTAATATCATCTGCTCTACCCAACCTTAATGTTCTATCGCTAATTACAATATTAGCAAAACGACCCGCGCCATAATCTCCAAGAACCAAATTTGTATTACTATCAACAATAGTATCATTTGTAAGGTTATTGCTATTACCTATTACGGCAGCGTTAGTTGCGTTAGTAAGTGTATTACCGGTGCCTATAACAGCTCTGCCTGCAACATCAAGTTTTGAACTAGGACTAGCCGTTCCTATACCAATCTTTCCATCTACTATTAAGTCTGTGGAAGAACCATCGAAAATACCATCTGAAAGAAACTTCGGCATATTTTATTTTATTTTAATTATGAATATGTTGGAGTAATTGTTCCTATTCCAGTGCCCGCATCAATAATGACAACTCTAATATCATTTGTAGGTGTAGATGAAAACTGTACTCTAACATGATTAGGACTTCTAGTGGAACCATCACTTGTGTATTCTATATCTGCAAAAACCACTTCGCCTGTTGTATCATCGTATAACTGAACTATTAAATAATGCGAATTAATGCCATGCGCTATTAGAGCGGTTGTATTACTGCCCATTGAACTAACGTCAATAAGCGCAGTTTTAGTAGTTAAAAGATTATCTGTTAGCGCCACTGTGCCTGTTGCATCTGGTAGCGTTACAGTTCTATCTGCCGTAAGTGTTCCGGCTAATAATGTAAGTTCGTTTGCATCCGCCGCATTACCTTCGAATATAACGCCATTAGATGTAGATACAGTTTCAACATTATTAGTTGTTGTTGTACCTGTTACAACTAAATTGCCGGGTATTGCTATAGTTGTTGTTCCAGCTCCAATAGTAAGCGTGTTTGCACCAACACCATCAAAAATAGTTTTATTGCCAGCTGTAAGATCAATATCAGTAAGGCCCGTAAGTGTTGTATCTGTACCACCTAATGCAATTGTAGAATCACCAATTGTAATACTTGAATTTGCTAGAGAAGCGTTTGACACATTCGAAAGTCCTAATGTAATAGTGCCAGATGATGTTATAGGTGATCCAGAGTCAACATCAATACCGTCTGTTCCTGTAATTGCTACAGAAGTTACCGTACCGCCTGTACTTGCAACAAGAGAGACCCAAGCGCTGCCATTATAATATCTTACTTCATTAGCAGTGCTATTATAATATATTTGACCAGCCTCAGTCGCGGGCACATTGCTGGTTACATGCAGCTTTGCATTTTGCAACTGGTTGTTGTCTAGGTTAATATTATTAAGAAATGGTATTGCCATAATTAGTTCATATATGCTTTACCAGATTCTGCCCCGGTAAATGTTATTGTTAAGTTATTTGCGTCTGTATATGTTACATCTCCATACCCCTTTTGCCCCGTTGAAAGAACAACTGTTACCGAAGGGAATTTATTCAATGCGTGATTAATGTTCCAAGTTGCGCTTGCCGAGCCTTGGTTATGTGCGTAATTTTTATCAGAGCCTGTTGGGAACAAGCCAAGGCCATAGTATTTATCTTCTATAAAACTACCGTTATTTACCGTATTTGTAAGCGTTATTGTTTTAAAGTTTGTTTCGCTATGGTCTGAAACGTTTGTAATATCAAAAATACCAAAATTTGAAAAGTCGTCAAGCCTTACTAATATTACTTTTTGGCCGCTAAATCTATCAATAAGATTACCTATATCATTACCGTCAAAATCTAGCTTGCTAACTACAACGGTTGTTACATTATTAAATGTAGTATTATTTCCGCCAAGGCCATTAAAACTTATTGTTTGGGTAGTTCTATTAGAGGTTACAAACTTAAAATTTATTTGCCCCGCGATGCCTATAGCATTGGTATTGCTAAAAAAGCCCGCAATATCTTCTAGCTTAAAGTTTTTAGTTATTGACCCAGATGAATCAGTACCTATTACCTTGTCGTTTTTAGTTACAACAGTATCTCTTTGGTAGGTACTTATTCTGGCCATTATTTATTTTTAAATATATTTGTTGCTTTTTCAGTTGTTCTACCACCAAAGTAAGCTAGCACAACTGCCATCATTACTTTTTCAAATGTATCATTCCATGTAACACCAATACTAAAGGGTATTGAATCTACACTATCAAGAATACCCGCAAAGCTAAATACAACAATACACCACACTAAAACTAGTGGGCGTACGTTTTTTGAAAGCCAAGAATCTGATGCGGCATCCGCCTTCCAGCGGGTGCTTATAGCTTCTATTTCTTTATTCTGCTGATCAAATATTAATTGTTGTAATTTAATTTTATCTTCTAAGGAAATATCGGCTTTTGTAATCTCTGCTATTGCATCTTTTGGCGAAGTTACACCAGATAATACATTTCCTAAAGCAGGATTTATAACAGAAGCAGCACCTAGTAAAAGTTTACCAACGGTGCTGTCTTTAAATTTTTTCTTTGGCATTATCCTTTAAGACCTGGAAGCAAAGGTTTTTTACCAGATGCTTTTTCAACGTTATCCTTATCTTTTTGTTTAAATGTGCTAGGGCAAACCTTACTGTGACTACCCATTTGCATCACATATCCTTTTGTATTATCTTGTGGCATAATTTCTATTTTTTATTATTTTCTGAAAGACATTTTTTTATTTACTAGCATTGGCATTGCAAACTCTTTTGTTGTTCTAGGGTTTTTCATTGCTTTTCTTTGCAACTCGCCTTGCGCTTCAATGTCTCTTGCTTTTTGAAGCTGCTTTTGCGCTTGTGCTGTTTTAGTATCTTGAAAAGTCTTTTTTCTAGAACGTCTTTGCTGTGCAGCGGTTAAAGGCTTAGATAATTTTGCTTCTTTTAATCTTGCTTTAGCAGCTTTTACCGTCCGATCGCTCCTAACCATATTGCTTTCTAATCTTAATTCATTAGAGCCGCTTATATTTGGACTAGCCCTGCGGGCCTTTCTAGTAGCACTAGCGGCGGTTCTGTAATTTCTTCTAGCTTCCCTTAGCGCTTTTCTTGCTTCTTTTTTTCCTGATTTAAAAGCTTGCATTTCGTCTTTTCTTCCAAGCCTATCAGTTTTTCGTTGCTGCTGTTTTACGTCTCTTGCGGCTTGCTGTATCCCTCTACCTTCCACAATTCCTTTTCTTCGTGCTTGGCGTGTATCGTATGAGGTAAATGTATCAATCATACCTGGCTTGCTGTCACCTTTTTTATTATAAGTAAATTTTTCTAAGTTTGCTCCTGGAAGATCAGGTTTAAATACTGCATCAAATCCTCGATCAAAAGCAGGTTGATTAGAGTCAGCTTCAAACGTGTCAGTATCAAGAGATTCTAAATAATGTGTTTCCGTAGCCGGTCCTTTTTCTGTTGTAAACATTTTGCCACTGCCTTTTGGAAATTCAAATACACTAAGCCCAGCTTTATCTGCCTCTCCAAAAGCCGCTTGAAATTCTGGGCTACCCATATATCTCGGCACCTCAAATTCGTCTTGACGAATAGAATCTACAGTGACACCATCCGGGTCATGAGTATTATACATCGTGGACATTGCCATAACCTTTTGATCCTTTGCTTTGAATGTGCCCGGTGTATTTCGCGTTCTGCTAGGGTCATTCATTTGCATTCTAAAAACGTTATCAGCTACGCTATTCGCTTCTGCTATTTTTATTTCTTTTTTTGTTGGCATAATTATTTATTTATATCTGCGGGGAAATAGTTTGTTCATAGCCTCGCGCCTTCCCTCACAGCCGCATGGTATATTTAATCCTTTTGAAACTCTATCCACAACTGATTTAATTCCTGTAGCTGTAGTAAATTTATGTATGTCGTCGCCTAGTCCTCTTGATTTCATTTTTTTCTTTTCTTTCTTTTTTTAAGCGCTTTAAAATCTGCGCCTGTAATTTTGTTAAAAGGCTTTGCGGCTCTTGCAATCTTTTTTTGTGCTGGGCTTAATTTTTTCATAATATTATTTTAACAGTTCCATTTTCTACGCGCAGCTTTGCCTCTTTCAGATGTCCAGCTTTTTGAACGCGCGCAAAATGCTTTTCTACGCTTATAAGCTTTGCTGCCTTTTTTAAGTTTAGACGGCGGCGTAGTTACTGCAGTTTTTAACTTACTGCCGGGATTATCTCTTCTATATTTAGCTACGCCTTTAGCGGTCATTCCACCGCCTGCTTTTTTACCGCGTCCTTTACCTTTTTTTACCTCAGCGTAATATCCTTTAGATTTTTTACGCGAGGGCGCATTTTTACGTGGCATACGTTTTTGTTTTTTTGTAAATAACACTTTCCCACGGCAAATTATGTGCCCCTGGTTTAATGCTATTACGTGATATTACTTGTGTTTTAGAAGTTGGTGTTGGTTTCCAATAAATGTTTTTATTATCATAACGAGCAGAGCCATTGCGAAACTGTTTAATATGTTCCATTTCGTGCTCAACCGCATCCTTCTTTTGTTTTTTAGTAAG